AAGCAAAAGAATTATATAACTGGGCAATTGATAAAGGTATCGCAAAAGAACAAGCAAGAGCGGTATTGCCCGAAGGAAATACAGTATCAAGATTATATGCAAATGGAACCATAAGAAGTTGGATTCATTATATTGAACTTCGTAGTGGAAACGGAACACAATTAGAGCATATAGAGCTTGCCGTTGCTATAGCAGAAGCTATTTCAAAAATATTTCCTTTATCAAAAGAATATGTACAAGAATAACAACGGAGAAAGATAAATGCAGCATTTAGGTATTGAAATTGAAACAAAGAGAGATAAAACATTATCAGAGCAATCATTTAAATTATTAAAAGATTATTATTGTCGTGACGATGAAAAATCTCCTCAGTACGCTTTTGCTCGAGCTGCAGTTGCTTTTAGTGCTGGTAATTTAAAACTTGCACAACGAATATATGATTATGTATCTAAAGGTTGGTTTATGTATTCATCTCCTGTATTATCAAATGCTGTTATTAAGGGAGAAGAAGTAAAAGCCTTACCTATTAGTTGCTTTCTTTCATATGTACCTGATACTCTTGAAGGTTTAATTGAACATACAAATGAATTAAGATGGTTATCAGTTAAAGGCGGAGGAGTTGGAGGTCATTGGTCAGATATTCGTGCAGTATCGAAAAAAGCCCCAGGTCCGATGCCTTTCCTACATACAGTAGACGCTGACATGGTTGCATACCGTCAAGGAAGAACTCGTAAAGGTTCTTATGCAGCCTATATGGATATTGACCATCCTGATATTGTAGAATTTATTAATATGCGTATTCCAACAGGAGACGTTAATCGTAAAAATCTAAATCTTCATCATGCAGTTAATGTTACTGATAAATTTATGGAAGCTGTTGAAAAAGGTGAAGAATGGAATTTGTTAGATCCTAATGACAAATCAGTACGTGATACAATGTCAGCTCGTAAACTATGGGAGTTGATTTTAGAAACAAGATATCGTACTGGTGAACCTTATGTTAATTTTATTGACACTGCCAATCGTGCATTACCTCAATCACAAAAAGATTTAGGCATGACAATTAAAGGATCTAATTTATGTAATGAAATCCATCTTGTAACTAATGAAGAAAGAACTGCTGTTTGTTGTCTTTCTTCAGTCAATTTAGAAATGTATGATGAATGGAAAGATACAAATATGGTAAAAGATTTAATTGTATTTTTAGATAATGTATTACAGTTCTTTATTGATAATGCAGGAGATGAAATTTCTAAAGCAAGATTCTCCGCACAGCAAGAAAGATCATTAGGTCTAGGTGCTATGGGATTACATTCATATTTCCAAAAACATTTGATTGCTTTTGATAGTCAAGAAGCAATTGATAAAAATGAAGAGATCTTTTCTCTAATTAAAGAAAAATCTGTTGAGGCAACGTTAGAGATGGGTAAGCGTCGAGGTGAAGCTCCAGATATGGTTGGCACAGGTCGTCGTAATGCACATATGTTAGCAATTGCCCCAAATGCAAATAGTTCTATGATTGTAAATACAAGCCCAAGTATTGAACCTTGGAAAGCAAATGCATTTACTTCAAGAACAAGAGTAGGATCTCACCTAAATAAAAATCCATATCTTGAAAAGGTATTGGAAGAACTAGGCAAAAATACAGAACAGGTTTGGTCAACCATTATTACAAATGGTGGCTCAGTCCAACATCTAGACTTCTTAGATGATCATGTAAAGAATGTTTTTAAGACTGCAATAGAACTAAATCAACATGCATTAATTCGTCTAGCAAGTGACCGACAAAAACATTTATGCCAAGGACAAAGTTTAAACATCTTCTTCCCTGCTGGTGCTGAAAAGAAATATTTGCATTCAGTACATTATCAAGCATGGAAGCAAGGTTGTAAAGGATTATATTATTTAAGAACAGAGACATCTAATAGAGCAGAAAACGTGGCTGAGAAAATCAAGCGCGAAAAGTTAGATGATATTATTAACCCAAATGCAATTAAGTTCAGTAACGGCTCGGAGGAAGACCAAAATGCATGTATCGCCTGTGAAGGATGATAATAAAATAGGAAAGAAAATGGAAGTTTTAATTTATACCAAATCAAATTGCCCTTTCTGCGAGAAGGCAAAGGCTTGGTTTACACAACATGGATTTGGATATACACAAATCGTTTTAGATGATGAAGAACAAAGATTAGCTTTTTATCAAAAGCACAGTAATGGTAAAGCAATAAGATCTGTACCACAGATTTGGATTGATGATAAACATATTGGAACATATAACGATTTAATGGCAATTGCCGATACTCTTGTAAAGAAACAAGGTGGACTTTTAGAGTTTAGTGAAACATATAAACCATTCCATTATCCTTGGGCTGTTGAAATTACAACAAGACATGAAAAGGCTCATTGGATTGAAGATGAACTTGACTTGTCTGAAGATGTAGCTGATTGGAAAATGGGTAAGATGACAAAAATTGAAAAAGAATATGTTACTAATATTTTAAGGTTATTTACTCAATCGGATGTTGCTGTTGGACAAAATTATTATGACCAATTTATTCCTAAATTTAAAAATAATGAAGTTCGTAATATGTTAGGTTCGTTTGCTGCTCGAGAAGGTATTCACCAAAGAGCATATGCATTGTTAAATGAAACATTAGGTTTGCCTGATTCTGAATATCACGCATTCTTAGAATATTCTGAAATGGCAGATAAGATTGAATATATGCGTAAGGCAGATACAAATACTTTACGTGGTCTTGGGCTGTCTTTAGCAAAATCTGTATTTAACGAAGGTGTTGCTTTATTTGCTTCTTTTGTTATGTTACTTAACTTTCAACGTTTCGGTAAAATGAAAGGTATGGGTAAAGTAGTTGAATGGAGTATTCGTGATGAATCAATGCATGTTGAAGGCAACTCTAAATTATTCAAAGCTTTTTGTAAAGAGCATGGCCGAGTTGTTGATAATGATTTCAAACGAGAAATCTATGAAATGTCAAAAGACATTGTAGATCTTGAAGATAAGTTTATTGATCTTGCATACGAGATGGGAGAAATAGAAGGTCTGGAAAAATCCGAAGTAAAAGAATATATAAGATATATAACAGACAGAAGATTACTTCAGTTAGGCATGAAAACTAATTTCAAGGTAAAGGAAAATCCATTGCCTTGGTTAGAATGGGTTCTTAACGGAGCAGACCATACTAACTTCTTCGAAAATCGTGTAACCGAATATGAAGTTGCTGGTCTTTCCGGAAAATGGGACGATGCCTACGCAGCATAGGCGTAGAAAATGATAGATAAAAAATACTTTCAAGATGTAGTTGATACTCTTAAGGAAGAAGGTAAATATCGCGTCTTTAATGATATAGTTAGAGAACGTGGAAAATTTCCTAAAGCAACTTGGTATTCAAGATACAGTCCAAAGGCAATTGTGAATTGGTGTTCCAATGATTATTTGTGCCAAGGACAAAATCAAGTTGTTATTGATGCAATGCAAACTGCATTGGATAAAACTGGAAGCGGAAGCGGAGGTACTCGTAATATAGGTGGTACCTCTCATTATCACGTTACACTTGAATCCGTTCTTGCCGATCTTCACAAAAAAGAATCTGGGCTTTTGTTTACTTCTGCTTATGTGGCAAACGAATGGACAATGATTGCCCTATCTCGTATTATTCCAAATATATGTTTTGTCTCCGATAATAAAAATCATGCATCTATCATTATGGGAATTAAACATTCTCGAGCTGATAAGATTATTTGGGAACACAATAATATGGAAGAGCTAGAATTGGCATTACAAACATGTCAAATGTCTGGTCAAACACCATGTATTGTATTTGAAAGCGTCTATAGTATGGACGGTGATATTGCACCTATCAAGAAAATTTGTGACCTTGCGGATAAATATAACGCAATCACATATATTGATGAAGTTCATGCAGTTGGTTTATATGGTGAAACTGGTGCAGGTTATTGTGAAAAATTAGGATTAACAGATAGGATAGATTTAATAAATGGAACACTTGGAAAAGCGTTTGGTGGTCACGGTGGTTATATTGCTGGTGATAGTATTGTACTCGATGCTATACGCAGCGTGGCCTCAGGGTTTATATTTACCACTTCCTTATCACCTGTGATGTGTGCAGGAGCAATTGCTTCTATTCGTTGGTTAAGAGAACACCACGAAGTTAGAGTAAAACATCAAGAAAGAGCAGATACTCTAAAAACGATGTTAATAGATAATAATATAGAAATACATGATAAAGCGTGTACTCATATATTACCTGTAATGGTAAGAGACGCAAAAACATGTAAGGCAATGTCTGATAGGTTATTAAACGATTATGGAATTTATATTCAACCAATTAATTATCCAACAGTCGATGTTGGTTCTGAACGGCTTAGAATTACACCAACACCTTTACACACCAATGGTATGATGGAAGAATTAGTATTTGCTCTTAGAGAAACATTTAAACAAGAGTTGCAGTTATGAAATGGTTAACATTATTCACTTCATTATCCCTCGCAGGTACGGCTGCATATTTTAGTATTATAGGACTGATGACAATATTCAGCGGTGCCGCTTTATCAATTGCTTTCATGGCAAGTATATTAGAATTTGGTAAAGTTGTATCAGCTGCCTGGCTCCATTATGAATGGGATAGAATCAATAATTTAGTTCGAGCATATTTCACTACAGCAGTTTTGGTATTGATGTTAATTACATCAATGGGTATATTTGGTTTCCTTTCCAAAGCCCACATTGATAGTTCATTAACTTCAGATAGTTATTCACTCGAAGCAAGTATTGTTGATAAAAGATTGGAAGGTAAACAATTACAATTAGATAATTTAACAGGAAGATTAGAAAATCTGGATTATGTTCTTCAAACAAGTAAACCTGAAGATCGTAATTATGTGAATAGAGTTCAGACCGAAGAGAGAAATGAAATCAATGAATCTATTGACATTTTGGTAGCTGATATTGTAAAATTAAACGAACAGAAAATGCCTATTCAGAAACTTCAATTAGAACAAGAAGCTGAATTAGGTCCGGTAAAATATATCGCAGATATGATCTATGGAGAAGAAGCAAAATCGTATTATGACAACGCAGTACGATGGGTTATTCTTACAATCATATTTGTGTTTGATCCTCTTGCGATTATGTTGTTGATAGTTTCAACCGCAGCATTTAAAAGAGATCGCGAACGTCCTGCGAAACCTTTGATTGACGAAAAACAAATAATGAACATGGAAGTCGAAGAGAAGCGCAGTGGACTTACTACAACATTAAATAGGAGACCGATATAATGAATATCAAAAAAGCGGCATGGTTGGGATTAGGATTTTTAAGTTTAGGAGTAGCATACATTGGTGTAGTCATGCCTGGAATACCTTTTAGTATTCCTGCTGTCTTCGCGGCATATTGTTTCGCAAAGAGTTCAGATAGAATGCATACTTGGTTATACAATCATAAACTGTTTGGTCCGTTCTTAACGAACTGGGAAACAAAGAAAGTATTTCCACTTAAAGCAAAATATGCGATGGTAGGATTTATGACATTAGCATTAATTATCATGTGGTTCACTACCGGTAATATTAAAGCATTATTATGGTCGGGTTCCTTTATGGCATTTGGTGCATGGTGGGGTTGGCAATATCCATCAAGCCCAGAAGAATACGATCAACGAATTAAAGAAGGAAAGAAAATTGGTCTATTCAAATAGAATATATAAATTTATATGCAGTATTTGTGGAAAAGAATTTCAAACATTAACATATTTTAAAAATGAGAATGGATTCCACAAAGAAGTATATTGTGGTCCTGAGTGTAGTTTAAAAGGACATTCTAAAGATTAAGGAGAAAAGTCATGTCAGAAGAACATTTCAGAGAACCTGGGAAGTTGCCTGGTAAAATGACGCCCTATCAATTTTATCAAGCATTACATAAAATGCATTATGCTCATAAAATTGCTGATGAATTAGAAACCCTTGACCAGATTGATGCAGTAATAGATATGATGGATGAATACCCTGAAGCAGAATTTATAATTCAAAAAATATTAAGGAGATTATATAATGACAGACATTTTTGAAAGTCCTGATAAAGGAAAAACTGTTTATAAGAGACCATTTGGTGCACCATACACAGAACGCAAGTTAGTAAAAGAATGGTCTGAGTCACATGAACAAGCTCTTGAAGCGATTAAAGGGTTCGAGTGGCAAGATGGTGAACTAGTCAACACTAGGAGTATGGAGCAGGATTAATTTGATAATTGAATACGAAAGAAAAACATTTAAAAGAGATTTAATTTTCGTCTGTTCAATAGGACTTAACATAGGATTCATTATTGGAATTCTTTATGTAATGTAGGAGATTTAAAATGAAAAGTGAATATGTAGTAATTGATACTGTCTCTATGTTTAGACAGAGATACGTTATTCCAAAAAGTGCAATGAAAGATTGGAATGAAGATGTTAAAAATGTAACTGACAAAATGGCAAAAGAATGGGGTTGTGATGCAGTTACTTGTGAAGAAGTTAAAGAGTTCAGTCAAAAGTGGTTAGGTGAAACAATCACTAATGTTGATCTCGTAGATACTGAAAAAGTTTTAAAGATTTTTGCTGAAGACAATCCTGAAATTATTAAAGAATGGAGTCAAGCAAAGCAATTAGATTTTATCAACAAATGGAAAGACGAATCTCCAAGACCATCCGATAAGTGATCATCATATACGGAACAAGATCGTGTGCCTTTTGCGATAAAGCAAAAGCATATGCACGAAAGTGGTATGGAGAGTTTAAATTCTTTGATGTTGGTATTACACAGTATAACAATTTTCTCTTAGAGAAAAACGTAAGTACCAATATATTGCCTCAAATTTTTGAAGATGATAGATATGTTGGAACATATTACGAATTTGTGAAGGAGACACAAATAAAAATAAGTGAAATAAGTGAAGAAGCAGGAACTAATTAAATTAATAGAAGGTATTAATACCGAAGATACGAACGGAGAAATAGAAGGAATCTTTTACGATCGTTTTGGAAGCAAATATATAACAGATAGTATTAGATTAGATATGGACGGAGGCCGTCTTATTATGGTCCAAAGAGGATCTGCTAATTATGATACTAATAAATCAAATTGGAAAAAGGAATTGGAGTTTATAAACAATGGCAGCAAAAAGCACCGCATATCAGAGTAAGCATAACCCTATTAAAAAGGGTACATCTATTGGCAGACGACCTAAGTCCATGGCGACGATGAATAAATCAAGGAAAAGATCGTTTAAGAAATATCGTGGACAAGGGTAAAAGAACAGCAGTTATATTAGGTAATGGTGAATCTCGTCTCGGGATTGATTACCGCGAAAAATATCCTGATGCATTCGTGTATGGATGTAACGGTGCATATAAAGAAAAACCTGACGCATTAGTTTGTGTTGATGTTTATATGCAGCATCTGATTTATAAGTCAGGATATTGTAAAGAAAATCTTTGTTATTTTTCTGAATGGGAAACTCTTCCTGGTGACGAAGGTTACTTTTTAGCAAAACAACTAGGCAAGCAAATTATAGCCAATGATAGAGGCAATCGTAATCTTTGCGTTATTTCTGGTACACAAGATTATACTTACGTGACTTGGGTAGAAGATAAAGATATGGTTAAGCCTATGGAAGAAATGCAAATCAGCTCTGGTTCAAGAGCATTATTAAGAGCATGTGAATCAGGTTGGTTTAATAAAATTATTCTTTTAGGATTTGATGGAATTGGTGCAATGAATGTTTATCAACACCACGAAGGATACGAAAGATCAACTCCTCGAGAAGAATGGGTTGAAGAACGAGAAACAATTAAACAACAATTTCCAAATATAACATTTTATGATTTATAATCGTTTAGTATCAGCGGCATACGGAGAAGGAAGAAAGTACTTCAAGTGGTGGGTCCGTGTATGGTGCAACCGTAATAAATAAACATATGCCTTATTCCAAAAAAGTTATCGAAAGATTTGAAGCAGTAACTAATAATCCACAGGCACATGGAGTCGGAAGGTTTGATCCTAACGATCCTAATGTTGCGACTGGGTTAACAGGTGCACCTGCTTGTGGTGATGTTATGAAATTGGATTTGAAATTGAATCCTGAGACTGAAGTCATCGAAGATGTTAAATTTAAAACTTATGGATGTGGATCTGCTATTGCTTCAAGCAGTATGTTTGTTGAGATGTTAATTGGTAAGACGATTGAAGAAGCAAAGAATATTAAAGATAAAGAAATAGCCGATGCTTTGGAATTACCTCCAATCAAAATACATTGTTCTGTATTGGCAGAAGATTCAATCAAAAGAGCAATACAAGATTGGGAAGAAAAGAAAGCAGGCAGAAATGAGTCATGGATTGAAAAGATGACTAAAAAGGAAAATTAAAGATGTATGAGTATAAAGCAAAATTATTAAAAGTAGTAGATGGAGATACTGTAGATGTCGACATTGATTTGGGCTTTGGCGTTTGGCTTCGTAACGAGCGTGTTCGCATTATGGGAATTGATACACCAGAATCCAGAACCGCCGATAAAGTTGAAAAACTTTTTGGATTGGCTGCAAAGAAAAGATTAAAAGAATTATTAACAAAAGATATAGTTCTTAAAACATTTAAAGGTCGAGGCGGAGAAGATGCCAAAGGTAAATTTGGTAGAATCCTAGGTGACTTTAGTGTTTATTATCCATTAGAAGATAGATGGTGTATGGCTACAGAAATTATGATTAAAGAAGGTCATGCAGTACATTACACAGGTCAAGCCAAAGAAGATGTTGCTGACGAACATTTAAAGAATAGAGAAAAACTATTGAATGAAGGTGTAGTCGACTCTAAAGCATATTACAAGTTATTGCCAAATGAATGATTTATTTTTCTCATTTGGATTAATCATTGTTATATTGGTAGCATCTGTATATTTTGCTGATAGACTTACCAAATACTTTGATGGAAAATAATTTAAGAAAACTATTGACATTTATTAACAACTATTGTATAATATACCCTATATGAGATATAATAATGAATTCCGCGGTCAGTCAATCGACTTAAGACCAAGACCAAGACATCCTAAGGATAAAAGACCTCCAACACCAATGCCATTTGATGTTGGTCTGAGAAAGTTTAGAAAAGCTGTTGAAAAAGCAGGTACTCTGAAAGAACTCAGAAAACGTGAGTTTTATGAAAAGCCAACCGCAAAAAAGAAGCGGTTAAAAAACGAGGCAATCAAAAGACATCAGAAAAGAATGGCAATGGAAATGAAACCTTACAGAGGCAAAAAAAGTTCCAAATAACTATTGACATTTGGAAAATAGTTTGTTATAATAGTTTTGTTCAGTGGGAATAAACCATGACGGCGAGATGGAATCACGGAGTTAATAGCTCTACCATTTAGGACCCACGACGGTTACTGAGTTCGGGAGCAACTTTTGAACTACCAACCGATTTACCAAGCGTCGAAAGATTTGAGGTAGATCAACTGAGTAGGAATCTAACGCCAAAGGACCGACCACTGAACCTCTTTATTAAAGGTTTATATTATGGGTTTAGTTCGCGGAATGACAACGCTTAACACTCGTAAGCGTAAAGTAAAATTCACAAAAGCAAAAATGGCTCAATTTGAGTTAGATTGGCGCAAGCATAATAAGTGGGCTAAATCTAACGGCCTACACGATTTCTGTTACGATACACTTCAAGAGTATATAAATTACTGTCACGGTAAAAATAAAATTAATCGTAACGAATTTAAACCTCTTCCTGTAGAAAAAACTTATCGTAGAGAAACACCATATTATCCAAGTCTTGATTTATCAATCGTAAGTGCAGGAAAAGGTACCTACAAAGAATCCCCTAAATATACTGGTACATTAATTAAAGGAATTGCTACAATGCATAAGAGCAATGCAGTTCCTGTAATCAATCAAAAAGAAGCTGAAGAAATATCAAGGATGGCAAGATAATGATCTATTTAGATTATAAATTTGAAATTAACGAAGAAGGTCTAAAGTTTAGTGATGTAGATGAACATGGCAATGAATATGACCAATTAAAAATTAATAGAACTCCATTTAATGTTGGAGATACTTTTGTTTTAGAATTAGATGAAAATGATTGTTTGTTTTTTCGTAGGGTAGATCACCATCCTGAACTAACACAATTGGAATTAGACATATGAGTGGAAAAGGAAGTAAACAAAGACCTATTAACGATAGGAAAAAATTTGATTCTGAATGGGATAGAATATTTGGAAAAAATATACCATCACACGATGCAACTGAATTTTTTGAAACCTCACCTAGAGAAGATATCCCAGAAAGAGCAAATTGGTACGGATTTGCCGATGAAGATACTTCTACCTCAAATGATTCTAAATACGCTCATCCCGCATACACAAGATATCCGTTTTTAAAGAACAAATTAGTTAAAGAATAAAACTATTGACATTTGGTTAATTCTTTGTTATAATAATATTTTAAATTAGGTAATTATATGCAAGATCCTTGGAAAATAATACAAGAATTAGAATCAGACAACAGTCGTCTATTTAAAGAACAAGTAATTGCCAAATACATTTCAGAACCTATCTTTCGACATGGTCTAATAAAAGCATTAGATCCAATGGTAACATTTGGTGTTAAAGAAGTTCCAATTAAAAAGGATCCTACAGGTGAAGGATTGAATTGGGATGATTTTGAAAAGCTTGCATTAGATTTAGAAGAACGCGTTCTTACAGGACATGCTGCTCGAGATGCTATTCTTGTTTCCATGGCCAAAGCAACACAAGAAGAATGGAACGATTGGTATCGCAGAATTTTAATCAAAGATCTACGATGCGGTGTTAGTCATAAGACCGTTAATAATGTACAGAAAAATACTATTCCAGTATTTCAATGTATGCTTGCTCACAGCGGAGATAATAACCCAAAAAGAATTACAGGTAAATGTATTGTTGAATACAAGTATGACGGTGTAAGAGCAATTGTAATTGTTAAGAACGGCAATGCAACCATTTTTTCTAGAAATGGTAAAGTACTTTCAAACTTCCCACATATTGAAAAGGCATTTAGTAAAAAGATATTTGATGACTTAGTGTTTGATGGTGAAGTTATGTCTGAAGATTTTCAAACATTAATGAAACAAGTACATCGTAAAGAAGGTGCACAAACCGAAGATGCATACTTTGCATTATTTGATTTTTTACCTATTGACGAATTCCAAACAGGAGGTGGAACATTACCTCTTGATAAAAGAAAGGCCTTAATCCGAGGATTTGAAAATTCTGGGTATTTTGATAATTGTGTCAGAGTACTCAAACATTATGTTGTTGATTTAGACACTGATGAAGGAAAAACATCCTTTAAAAAAATTAATGATGAAGCAATTGAAAAAGGATACGAAGGTATTATGGTCAAACCTATTGATGGAGCTTACGAATGTAAGCGAAGTTATGGTTGGCTCAAAATGAAACCCTTTATTGAAGTTACATTAAAAGTTGTTGATATTGAAGAAGGAACTGGAAAAAATGAAGGAATCACCGGAGCGTTACTTTGTGAAGGCACCGACGAAGATAAATTTATCAGAGTTAGTGTTGGCACAGGTCTCAGCGATGATCTTAGGAATGATATTTGGAATAACTCTGACGCTGTACTTGGTCAGTTAGTTGAAATAAGAGCTGATGCTATTACAATCAGTCAAGACTCCGAAGATGTATATAGTTTAAGGTTTCCAAGGTTTAAAAGTTTTAGAGGTTTTGAGCCAGGTGAAAAACTATGAACCTTAGAGAAAAGATCAACAATATGTTAGATTCGCTACAGAAACAAATGGAAGAAAATTACCATTTGGAAAATCCTGAAGCAGTATATAATTTAACATTAAACATTTCAAAGTTTTGGAGTGTGTTGAGCGAAGAAGACCGAGATTATATTCAATGTGCACAGTATGCCATTGAAGGTGAACACGGTTGGAATTTACATGATGGAGAAAATGAATGACGCAATATAAACAAGAAGTGCAAAGACAAAAGGATTTGCTAAAAGCAGAAGAATGGGCAAACGGTATTGAGTGTTTACATATGCATAGCCTTAGTTCAATGTGGTATGATAATAGACCTGAAGATACCGCAGATGGTAAAATGGTTACTGACAAAACATTCAATAGTGGTCTTATTGAAAGAACATTAGCAGATGGCACAATTGTCTACTTCGGAAACAAATTACAAGGTGATGAGTTAATTTGGAAATATAAAGCAATTCACGCATAGGAGAAAAATATGAAGTATTTAGTATTTTTCTTTATGATGATCTCAGGATATGGATTTTCATATGAAAGTCCTTATATTTTAAGCGAAGATGAACATTGCATGGCAACAAATATTTACCATGAATCTAGGTCAGAAAATCTAGCAGGTAAATATGCAGTTGCTGATGTTGTATTAAATCGCGTAAACGATGCCAGATATCCTGGTACTATTTGTGAGGTAATATATCAGGGTAAACATAAACCGTCATGGAAGGACCCCAATGTTCTTGTACCTATAAGAAATCAATGTCAATTCAGTTGGTATTGTGATGGTTTATCCGATATACCTACTGAAGAAGACGCTTGGTATGATTCAGTATTTGTTGCTGTTCAGATTATTAAGTTTAATAAGTATCGCGGATTAACTGAAGGAGCAACTCATTATCATACGACTTGGGTAAATCCGCATTGGGCTTCAACACTACAACAAGTGGGACATATTGGGTCCCACGTATTCTACCGAGCAGAATGAATAAATAACTCTATAACTATTGATTATGGAGTATATTATGAAATACGCTGGAGTTGATTACAGCTTAAGTAGTCCAGCAATTTGTATTCATCAAGGTGAAACATGGAGTTACGATAACTGTACCTTTTATTATTATGTTAAGCAAAAGAAATTGCTACAAGGAGAGAAAGGACAATATCGAGCAACCATGTATCCTGACAATTGGAAAAATGATCAGGAAAGATATGATATGCTTGGATCATGGTCGCAGGAAAAATGTTTCCAATGCGACTTTGTTGGTATTGAAGGATATGCCTTTGGTGCCGTAGGAAGAGTATTTCAAATTGCAGAGAATGCAGGTTTATTTAAACATAAACTATATGAGAAAGGAATTCCATTTGATGTATATGCTCCAACAATGATTAAGAAGTTCGCAAGTGGAAAAGGAAACGCAAATAAGGAAGCAATGATTGAAGCGTTTGAAAAAGAAGTTTCTATTGACATTCGCGAAAAATGTGGTATAATAAACAAATCATGGAATCCAATTACTGATATTGTAGATGCCTATTATATATGTAAGTTTGGATTCTATCAACAAAACGGTATAGCAAATGATAGTAATATTTAACGGTCCCCCAGCTTCAGGCAAAGATGAAGCAGCAAGTTTATTCAAAGAAGAATTTGGGTTTGGTAACCTGTCTTTTAAATATCAGCTATTCAAAGAAACCATTGAACACTTTAAAGTTGATAAAGAGTGGTTCATGGAAGGCTATAATGATAGATCACAAAAAGAAAAGAAAGAATTTGCATTAGGTGATAGATCAAGACGTGAAGCAATGATTCATGTTTCAGAAGATATTATTAAACCAAGAAACGGCAAATCATTTTTTGGTTGGAAAGTTTCTAAAGAAATTGAAGAAGGTAAACATTACGCAATTGCTGACGGCGGATTTATTGAAGAACTTGAGCCTATCATTGAAAAAGTCGGAAATGAAAATATAATCATTGTTCAATTAACAAGAGAAGGACATGATTATTCTACTGATAGCAGAAGATACTTCAACGGTAATCTTATTAAAGAAATTGCTATTGGTTTTGAAACTAAAATTGATAAAGCTTATGTACTTAAAGAAGATTTAAATATTAGAACTTATCGTGTACATAACAACGGTTCGGTAAGAAACTTCCAAAGAGCACTTACGGATATTTACAATGAACTTAATGAAGAGTTTAAACTTGATAGCACTAACAGACAAATTACAGAATCTACCGACACCGAACATAATCAATCTTAAAGAATGTCAAGATCGTAGATCCTGGACAGAATCAGAATTTTTACGTCATGGTGTTGAAAAGATTAAAGTACATTCATATGATCGTTATGAGGAAGGCAAAAGTATTGCTTTCGTAGGTGATCCTAGTGTAGTTGATGCTACAACCAAAGGCGTTACTTCCTCACATTTACTTACCATTAAATGGTGGTATGAAAATACGGATGAAGAATATGGTTTATTCTTCGAAGACGATTTGGATTATGAAACGATTCAATATTGGAACTTTACATTAAAAGAATATATTGAAAGATGTAATCAATGGAATTGGGGAGCATTACATATGTGTAATGTTTTTGAATATCCTTATGACTTTCAAAACGAATACATTCCGATGGTTCCTAGGAAAAGAGAACTGTGGGACCACGGTTTACAAGCATACGCACTGAAAAGAGAATATGCAAAAAAATTAGTAGAATATTATTTTGGAGAAGATCCGAGTAGAATCAATTATCGTATGCCATTAGGTAGTCCGATAACAACAGAAAATAATATATTGCATGGATTTGGATTGGTTATAACCTTTCCTTTATTCAATCATAATGTCACAGACTTTAGATCGAAGAATATATATTATTATAACGAACAAGCAAGTTCAGCTTTCTATTCGTATGAGTTCCTTGATGGATGGTGGGAAAAGAAAGGTCAATGGTTATCACTTGATGGTATATTTGATAATGAACGAGAATCACATAAAATTTATGGAGAATTATAATGAGTTGTGTTTATAAAGGTGAAGTAATTAACTCAGAGCAATCTGCCAATGCAAAAGGCGGAACTGAAATGATGAGACAACGCTTAATTGATAATATTGATAAAGAAGTACTTGAAAAGGTAGCAGTACATTTATCAAGACCTAGAGAATTATATAGTGATGTACCAAACATTCTTTGGTGTCATGATTTGGCAGAAGATCCGGAAAATCAAATCTTAAAAGATGGTGGCTGGAATAAGTTCCATCATTTTGTATTTGTATCTGCATGGCAAAGAGATCAATACGTTGTAAGATACGGAATTCCATATTCTAAATGTTCAGTTATTCATAATGCGGTTGAAAAGAAATATGACCCAAAAGAAAAAGATATGGAAACCATTCGTTTTGTATATCATACCACTCCGCATCGTGGATTGGAATTACTTGTTCCTGTATTTGAAACATTAGCAAAAGAATTTGATAATATTCATCTTGATGTATTTTCAGGATTTGAAATTTATGGTTGGGAACAGCGTAACGAAGCATATAAAGAATTGTTTAAAAGAATTGAAGACCATGATAAAATGACATATCATGGAGTTAAATCTAATGAAGAAGTTTTAGAAGCATTAGATAAGTCTCATATTTTCCTATATCCTAATATATGGAAAGAAACATCTTGTATTGCGTTACTTGAAGCAATTAAATCACAAATGATTTGTATTCATCCTAATTACGGAGCATTACCAGAAACTGCAGCAAATGCAACCATTATGTATGATTGGAACGAAGATATGAATCATCATGCAAATTATGCTTTTGCCATAACAAGACAAATATTAACTCAAATGAAAAATGATCCAAACTATTTTCATGGATTTACTTTTTCAGACAGGTTTAACTTGGCAAGAAATTCAATTGCCTCTTTCGCGACAATGTGGAACACTCTTTTAAGGAACATTGGAGATGCCTACCAAAAATAAGCCAGATAACTTATTACAATTTCCGGCTATACATTCTAATCCTCCAATCAATGAGGATCAAGTTCGTCAAAAAATTAAAGATTACAAAGATAGTTATTCTACCGAACTTGCAGAAATTATTTGGGAGAATGTATTAGGGGAGATGGCTCGAGCAGGTTGTGATTTTGATTCTGATATGGAAAAGTACTTTCCTAGTATGGTACTTATCTTTGAATCTATCAAATCATTACATTTACTCACAATGAATGAAAAACACCAATTACAAGAATATGCCGATAACAATGTTTTAATTATGGACAATACGGACCCAGGAGTATTTGCTGGTGGTATGATTAGAAAAAAATCTAAAGAAACTATTGACATTGACGAAGATTTGGATTAAAATATACAAATTAATGTAAATTGGATATAAATTATGATATTAGTTGACTATAACCAAGTTATGCTTGCGTCTTTGTTCGCAGGCATTGGTAATCACACAAATGTCGAACTTGATGAAAATCTTCTTCGTCATATGTTCTTAAACTCTATTAGATTCAATCGTAAAAAGTTTTCCGGTGAATACGGAGAAATTGTTTTATGTTGCGATAATACTAATATATGGAGAAAAGATTATTTTCCATACTATAAAGCAAATCGTAAAAAGAATCGAGATGAATCTGATATGGATTGGAACATGTTGTTTGATGTGATTCATGAAATACGCAGAGAGATCGAAAAATTCTTTCCGTATAAAGTAATGTACATTGACCGATGTGAGGCAGACGATATTATTGCCGTATTGGTTGAAGAGTTTGGAACTGAATTAAATACAGGCGCAGAAAAAATTCTGATTCTTTCAGGAGATAAGGATTTTATTCAATTGCACAAATATGCAAATGTTGACCAGTATAATCCAGTTTTAAAGAAATGGATTCGTCATGCGGATCCTAATAAATATTTACAGGAACATGTATTAAAAGGTGATGTAGGTGACGGTATTCCAAATATTCTTAGTTCTGATAATTGTCTTGCTATTGGTGAACGCCAAAAGCCAATGACAAAGAAAAGAATTGAAGTATTCACCAACACTCCTGAAAACATGGACGAGGAAACAAGATTAAGGTTTAATCGTAATAAACAAATGATTGACCTATCGCAGATTCCTCAACAGTATAAAGATAATATACTGAATGAATTTAATACACAAGAAGTAATTGGTAGAGAACATCTTTTCAATTACTTCATCAAGAAAAAATTGAAAAACTTGATTGGAGATTTACAGGATTTTTAAAATGATTAGAGACTCAATCGCAGAAGTTCTAAACGCGGCTGCAAAAGAAAAAAGCGTTAACAGTAAAGTTGCTGTTCTACAAAAATTTACATCAATACCATTAAAAGGTGTTCTTCGTTTGATTTATGATGAAGACATTGAATTTATGGTACCTGATAGTAAACCACCTTATAAAGAAAATAACTTGGTCGATCTTGATACTATGTTGTATCGAGAAGCAAGACGTTTGAGAATTTTCTTCAAAGGTGGAGGTTATGACAACCTAAATCAAATTAGAAGGGAAGCATTGTTCATTCAATTGCTTGAAGACCTCGATCCGGCTGATGCAAAAATTTTATCAGAAAATATGATTTCGCATACTCCGGTAAAAGGCATTACAAGAAAGACAGTTGAAGCTGCTTTTCCTGATTTATTTGATACACCCTTACCTGCCCTTGGATTCAAATAAGGAAAACAAAATATGTCAAAGCGCAAATGGGAAAGCGCTGATTCCGAATGGGATGATTACAAAAAGATAGATCGCAAACGGGATAGACGAAAAAAGCAAACTAGAGAAGATAAAAGAAGGCAACGGCTTTCAGAAAAAAAGACTTTTCTTTCATAAAAACTATTGACATTTCTGATTATTTGTGTTATAATATAATCTGAAATGGAAAAAGAAATGAAAAAAATGGAAAAATACAGAGCCGATAAATTGATATTGGTTGACTGTGACGGTGTTCTCCTTGACTGGAAATATGCCTTTTATAGCTGGATGGCTGAAAAAGGTTATAAAATGTATGTTCACGGAGAATACGAAGTTGCTGATACCTTTAATATTACAAAAGCTGAAGCAAAAGCTTTAATTAGACAGTTTAACGAATCCGCAAGAATTGGATTCTTACCTGGTCTACGAGATGCAATTAAATATGTTAAAAAGCTACATGATGAAGGATTTGTCTTTCATTGTATTACTTCTTTAAGTACTGACCATTTTGCTGGTAAGATGAGAGAACATAATCTCGAAACTTTATTTGGAAAAGGTGTATTTGAGAAGGTAGTTTGCCTTGACTGCGGAGCTGATAAGGATGCTGGATTAGCTCCTTACAAGGATAGTGGTTGTGTTTGGGTTGAAGATAAACCTGAAAATGCAATATGCGGACTCAATCTCGGACTCAGACCTTATTTAATTGCTCATGATTTCAACGATAATTTCAACCATCCTGACATACCAAAAGTTAGGTTATGGAAGGAAATTTACGAAGAAATTGTATAAATACAATTATGCATATTGAGATTGGATACTAAATGCCAACATACGAATTTGAAGATACCAAATCTGGTGAAATCTTCGAGAAGTTTCTAAAGATCTCGGAGAAAGAAGTTTACCTTCAAGAAAACCCCCATATTCAACAAAGAATTACCGGTGCGTCAGCATTGATTGATAGCGCACGGCTTGGTCGCATGAAACCTGACCAAGGTTTTCGTGATTTACTTTCGTCTATGAAAAATAATAAATCATACACAGGAAACAAAATCAACGATTGGAAGTAACATATAAGTTACCTTCAGAGTGTTGATTGCTAAGGAGGTTATATATGTCAAGACAACAGCGTCGTTCATCACCAAAGGAGAGAAGGTTATTGAAGAGGAAACAAAAAGGAACTTTAGATGCAAAGTTCTCAATGAAAAATATTTCCCCAATGACAATAACTCAAGAGGATATGTTTGATAGCTATCGTAGTGGATATAATATTGCTGCCATCGGAACGGCAGGCACAGGAAAAACAATGTGTGCGTTATATCTTGGTTTAAGTGATATTTTAAACGATGATGATTATGACCAAGTTATTATTGTTCGTTCTGCGGTACAAACTCGGGAACAAGGCTTTATGCCAGGTACCCAGGCTCAAAAAGAAGCCGTATATTCAGTACCTTATGCTGATATAGTAAACAACTTATTTGGTAGAGGAGATGCTTGGGAAATACTCAAACAAAAGCATTCTGTCAAATTTATGACATCGTCGTTCGTTCGCGGACTTACATTTGATAATTC